TTGCACGACCGGCGCGTCGAGCGTTGTCGAGCCGATTGTAATGTAGGTTACGCCGTTCCCTGCGCCTATTAGCTGCGAGCCGGACGGTATAAAGCCGGTCTGGTTGGTTACGGTTACGTCAACCAATAGCTCGGCTTGTGTCGCCGCGACCGGATCACCAACACCGACCAGGCGCCCCCACTCAATCAAGGGCCGCACGATTTGGCCGTTAACCTCGGTCGGGTCAATGCTGGCGGTCCGTACAAACTGCTGCAGGAACATAAAACCCGCGTATTTGTAGAGCAGAATAAAAACGCCCGACAATGATTTTGACAGGACGCGCAAAAACGATTTGGGCAGCAGCGGGATTGTTTGGGACAGCGACGCCTCCAGCTGCGCGATTATATTGTCGTTAATTTGCTTGGTTGTGGGTGTCTGTAAGCTCATGCGCTCGCCTTCCAGTTTTCAACAAATTTAAAGCGCGACGCCGGGCCAACGGCCTCGACATCTATGGTTATTGTTACACGGTTAACGCCGGTAACACTAGCCGACCCGGACACGCTCGACGCCACGCCCGCAGCAATTAGCCAAGCCAGATCCCGATTAACGGCTTCCTCGATGCGCCGCAAGTTGCCCGACGTTGTCGGAAGGGCCCGCAGGAGGTGCTGCGTCTCGCTTCGGTATGTTCGGTCGATCTGTTCCTCGCCGATGTTGCCCCACCAGCTATCAGGGCTGTCCGGCGTGCCGTTGTCGTCCTCGTTGCCGCCAAAAAGCGAAAGGTAGACTGTAGATTCTAGCCCGTTGCTTAACTCGACCACGCCGCGCTCGACCGTAATGTCGCCGCCGTTGTCAGTCTGAAAAAGTTTGACATCGCTCATTGCATCGGCCCCACGTCCTGCTCGGTATTTCCGTCACTGTCCGGCCCCTGCGCGTGAGTGTGCGCGGCGGCCTCTACGCCTCCCACTATGGCCGAGGGCGTGGTTATATTAGTGGGTGTTGATACGTTGCCCGCCGGCGTAATCGTAACGTTATTTATCACCACGTTGCCGCTCGCTTGCAGCTCAATCGATCCGGCGCCGTTGTCGGTCTTTACGGTCCCGTCCGCGCCGACGTCAAACGTCGCGCCCGGAGTTTCTACAATTGTTCCGCCGTCCGGTCGCAGCTTAACGGATCCGAGGCCGTTATTAATCAAAACTTCGCCGGTATTTTTTAGCCAGATTGTCGAAACGATAGCGCCGGCGCTGTCGCGCGCGTAGAGACGACGCTCGCCCGGTCCGGCTGTTTGCTCGTTGAGCGGGTCCAGGTAGCCAGCAGCGGCCGATCGGCCGGTCTGCTGTACTTGCACCAGTAAAACAAAATCGCCTGGCAGCGGGCGACTGTCGTCGCCTGGCGTCGAGAAATGTTCGGCCGTTATGTTCGGGCCTCCGCCGGTGTCGACTTTAGCGTCGGACACGTTAGCGCCCCTGCGCACGCGGCGCACAAAAGACAATAATTTTGCTAACTCTCCCACGGCAAGGCCTCCGGCTGTTGCCCGCTAAACGATCCGGGTATGACTAGATCCAGCGTCGCGGTTTCACTAAATGCGTCCCGGTCAAAAGACACTGACCGAATTATAAAACTAAACGCACTATAGACCATCGCGTCGGGCGCTTCGAGCGTTACGGTGGTGTCGGGCGCCCATATGTCGCCGAGCGAATCGCGCCAAGTCGACACGCTGACAGAGTACGCGGCCATCGCGCCGAACATGCGGGCGGCTTTTGACTCCACGGCCGCGAGCACATCGCCGCCCTCGGCGTCCCTGGCGGCGAAAGTAATCGGCCGCAGTACGCCGGCAAGCCTCGGATTTTTAACCGTGTACTGCGAGCCCTCGGACCCCACGACGACGGGCTCGATGCCGGTCACGTGGCTGTAATACTGCTGCGGGCTAAACGAGGGCGTTACGGACAGGACCGGGCTGTCGCCCTGGCGTAACCTAGCCACGGGCGGGCCGACTGCAGCGGGGCGGAAAAATACAAGCGCGCCGGCGGCGTTGTTCGTTACGATCAGGTTACGCTGCTGCGCAAGTTCGACCAAAAAGACCAGCGCTTTTTTGCCGGGGTCGCAGGCCACGCGGTCAAATACAGGGCCCGGGCCGTCCGGGAATTCTACCGCGATCCCAAAGTCGCCCGCGATCGCCGTCGCTATGCCCTGCAAATCCTGGCCGTTAAACTCAATCGGGAAAGACGAGGCGGGCGGCGTACAGTCGTTAAGCACGCCCGGCAACGAATATGCGCTGGCGGCGATGGTGATCGACTCGTTGCCGATTACGGGGTCTACCGATACCATAGTCCCGACGAACAACAGTTCCCCGCCGACAGTAATCTCGACCGGTTTGTAGCTGAACGGCTGGAACGTGGCGCGCATGCCGGCCGCTGTCGAGTCGAACGGCGCGCCGAACTCCACGGTGTCAATCGCGTCGATGGACCGCGTTATGCGCATGTTGTCCCAAAACCGGAACCGGGAGCCCTCGATCAGCAGCGCGACCTCGTTTTCGGCCTGTGCGGGTGCTTGCTGCGGCTTGTCCCTTGGCGTTGCTGGATTCGCCGGCGTTACTATTTGCGCGCCAACAACCAGGGGCTCAATTACGCCCGGATTAGCGCGTCGGATCCTGGCGGCCTGCTGGTCGTCCCCGTAGGTCTTGCGGGCTATGCTGGAGTAGGTGTCGCCCTGCTGGACCTTATACATAATAAACGATCTCCCGGCCCCTCGGCAGCTCTAAAATTTCGGACCCGGACAGGCCATTCGACAAGATTAAAAAGTCGAGCTGATCGTCGACGCTGCCGTACAGCTCGGCGGACAAATCAATAATAGTCCGGGCCCTGTCGAGGACTACGCGCCGCTCCTGTTTTAAACTGAAAGAGATCTCGACTAAAAAGCCGGCCGTTAGTGCGACCGCTTCCTGCAGCCGTTGATAGGCCGCGCCGGTGTCGATGATGTCGAGCCCGACCAGGTTGCTGTCTTTCCACGTGTTCACACTTTCAAACTGCGCCAGTACGTCCTCGGCCGCTTGGAGGGCGTCGGTTTTGCGGTCAAATTGGTTGTTTACGACAGACAAAACGGAACCGGTAACCGCGCCCGAGGCGGTCAAATCGCGCGCCCTGAAATTATTTTCGTTGGCAGGTTGGTTGCCCGAAATTATTAAGTTCGCCAGGTTTTTGTAAGCGTCCAGCCGGGCCGTTATTGAGCCAAGCGCGCGCGCCGGTGCCTGAATAAGTATTGATGTTTGAAAGGCCAAGTTAAGCGGCTGGCCGATCAGCACGTCAATGCTTCTATTTATCGAATCGTTTACCGCGTTGAATCGCTTTCGCACGTCGTCCTGAGCGTCTGCTACCACTTGCAGGCCTGATTCAACAGAATCAATTAACGACTCAAACGTGCCTTTTAGGGCGACGCGTTCGCCTGCGGTGTCAATCGCCACGCCTGCGGCAAAATCCCCCGCCGCTGCGGCGTTGTACTCGTCGATCGCCTGTAGTACCTGGCTGCCAGGGTCGGACTGTTGCGTCGGGTAAACCAAGCCGATCGTTTCAAAGAATGCCAGCTCTATAACCGCCTGGTTTGCCGCGGTCTTTAAATCATCGCGCCGGGTGATCGCGCCGAACGGGACGACGTCGACCGTGCCGTAAACCGGGTGCTCTAAACGGCCGGCCCCGCGCTCGCCTAAAGAGTCCTCGAACGCCGCGGCGCGCAGATCGTAATCGTCGCCCCAGAAAAATAGCCGCAACGGGTAGCGGCGGCCGGTTTTCCCGAGATCCTGAACATACGTTCCGTCGGCGTCCGGAAAGTTAAACGCGGTTGTTTTTTTGTCGAATTCGCGGCTGACGTTCTCGTAATCAAATAAGGTGCGAACGCCGCTCGGCGAGGTATAGGCCGCTTCTTTAATTCTGTCGTTCCATGCCATTAGTCAAACGCCCCCGACTGCTGCAGTTTTAAGCCCGCGCCCATCTTACCGCGGGTGACTTGCGCCCGACCAGTTTCGTCACGAATGGTAACTTCGGAGCTGGACGTCGAACGGGTCTCCTCGACGCTCCTGGCGATGCGTTCTTGCGGGCTGACCATTTGGCCAGACCCGCCGCCGGCGATCTGCTGCGCGTCTCCGCTGTCGTTTGCGGCCATGTTTGGGCGGGCGACTTTTACCGCGGCGTTATCGTCGCCAAAACCAAAGAACCCGGAGACCTTAGAGGCGGCGTCAGATACGGTGTTTTTTGCCGAGTCAACCGCGTTGCCGGCGGCGTCGCTAACACGGCTCGCCGCGTTTGCCACGAAATCGACCGCGCCTTTTATCTTGTCCACAATCCCGCCTATAAAGTCCCAGGCGTCGGCAAACGTGTCCGTTACGCCGCCCCATAGATCAGAAAAGAAATCACCGACGTCTGACCAGGCATCCATGACGTTCTGCCCTACCTTTTCAAACCCGCCAAAATGATTTATTAGCAGAATAACGCCCGCCACCAGCGCGGCGATTGCAAGAACTATTAGGGCGATCGGGTTTAACGAAACAATCAGGTTAAACGCTGCCATAATAATAGTAAGCGTTTTAACAACGAGCGACAGCGCAACAATACCGGCGATTAGTTTTACGATCAGCATTCCGTTTTCTTTAAGAAATACCGCGAACTTTCCGATCTTGTCTAGGCCGGACCCTAAAAGGTCGGCGATGTTATACTCGCTATTAAATGCAACGACCTGCTCAACAAGTGCTTTTATTCTGGTCTTTAAGCCATCTACAAACTCGCCCACTTTTAAAGCGATCAGCTCTTTATTCGCCGCGACCCACGCGCGTACCTTTTGGGCGATAACAATCGCTCCCCTAGTAAGGTCTTTAA